TAATAAAGTTAAGAGATTCAATAGTACCAATTGTAAATGTACTAAATGTTAGAGCATTATATAATATAGTTGTTAGATCAGCTTGACCAGATTTAGGTAAACCATAACCAAAATCCATATTAACTGATACAGAAGCTCCAGTACCTGTTGATGTATTAATTACTATAGAAGCATTTGAATCGTACTCTGAACCAGGTTCATTTAATAATACACTATGAACTGAACCAGAGTTAGATGCATTAGCAGAGAAGACACCTGTTGCAATTACGTTCGGCGAACCGCCACTAAATGTTACTGTATCAGAAGGCTGATAGCCAGTACCTGCTAATAAAGTTGAATTAGCTACATTTGCAAAAGCATTTACACCTTCATTTGTAATTGTTCTACTATTAGTAAATGCTCCATTAGATAAATTTCTAGCTACAATATGAGTGGCATTTATTGATTTAATAGTGCCAACAGCTCCAATTGAATTACCAGAAGCTTTCATTCTTGCTTTTAAGACAGCTCCTGATCCTGATGATGTAATGGTAACAGCAGGTACGCTTTCATATTGAATACCATTATTTGATATTTCTATACCTTGAACAGTTCCATTACTATCTGTTACTACATTAGCAACTGCAGTTGTTGATGGACTACCTCCAGTAAACACAACGGTATCTGAATTACTATACCCTGATCCTACTGTAGTTACTGCAATACTATTAACAACTAAATTGGCTTCAAATATATAATCACCAGCAGAAAATGTTCCGTTTGCTGCAAAAGGCATACCAGAATTAGCAATATTATTAATACCTATACTTGTATCAATAGTAACAGAATCTACAAAACCAATTCCTGAGTTTGAACCGTTAACATGCACATTAGAAGTTGGTACAGGATTTTGAGCTGTATTATTAGCTCCGATAATATCTGTAAATAAAGATAATGTTTCTTGAGTACCTAAAGAACCTACTTCAAAATCACCACCAGTTCCTGAACCTGTATTGGCTACGTTTGCATATGTATTACTTGTTGTACCAACAACAAAAGTATGATTACCTTTAAAGAATGGCTTATTATTAGCATTTAAACCAATTACGTTAGCTGTATCTCTAACTTCTCTTCCTATAAATTCACCAGTCGCAGTTGCATTTACTACAGCAGAAACAGCTACATTACTTGCAAGATTACTTTTGGCACCTACTCTTATAAAATCAGCTCCAGTAAAATCACCATTCGCTACTTGAATGGTTACAGTATTACCTGCACCGCCTGCAACCCAATACCCATTTGCAACAGCTGTATTAGAAGCAATATTAATACCAATTAATAAACTTCCACTATTAGCAGCTGTTAAAAAGTCGCTTGCAGTCATACCAGCATTCCATGTTACATTTGCTAGAGGCTGCTGTACTGTTTCAAATAAGAAGAAGTCCTCAATATCTGTATTAGAGTTAGTTGTATTTTCTACTATTAAAGTTGCATTTGAAGATAAGGATCTAGTAAAATTATTTGATATAGTATAACCATATCCTCCATTAGCTAATTCATAATCAACTTTACCTGTAGCATCTACTACTGAAGTTATTCTTGCTCTTCCGTCTTTACCAGTTGATGATATAACATTAAACGTATCACCAACACTGAATAACCTTCCCCCATTAGTAATAGTAATATTAGTTAATGAGCCTACCATTTTAGGAGCATTCTCAATTAACCCATCATCACTAATAAATTCACCTGTCTGAAAATTACCTACAACGTTAGATAAAAAAGCAAGTGTTATTCTTTTACCGTTTATTACTTTAGTAATTACTGATTCAACAAACGCAGTAGCTCCTGAACTTGAACCTATTACTTCTTTTCCAATAAATGAGGCAGTTCTATCTGATGGAGATAATTCAAGGTAACTCGGTTTATTAAATGAGCTTTGAGAAGGAATTAATACTCTTGAACTAGGTAGAAATACTTCTATTTCTTGACCAAATAGCATTCTAATTAATAATTCTATTGAACGAATACTACCTTTAGATTGATATAAGTCACTAATATGCTTGATCATGAACCTTTCATCAGATTCTGAATCTAGCTGTGTACCTTGTAAAAAAGTGTTTTTAAAATGAATAACAAAATCTTCAATTGAGCTATCAATATCTCTATTGTCTTTTAGCTCTCTTAAAACTTTATTTGTTTGATTATTTGATTCAAGCCATTCATAATACGCCAAAATAAATTGAACTATTTCACTATTTGACTCCCTGAAGATATCAGGGAATTGATTTTCAATAAAATTTGAAATATACTCAGGCTTGCTGGGCATTATAATCTCTCTTGATTAACGTTTAATATAATATCTTCTGAATTAAGCTGTAAAATTGATGCCTGTTTAGATGATATATCTCTGTTTTTTACTCTTGCAAAGATTTTAAGAACTCCACCACTAAATGCTGGAATTAAAATAGAATTTATTTCAACTTTACCGGTAGTATAATTTACTGCTCCAGCATCAGATAACAACTCAACAAATTTATTTGCTGCATCTAGTTTAACTACTTTTAAAACACCGCTACCATTATCAATAATAAAAGCATTACTATCAGTTCCGTAAGTAAATAAAGATGATTCTACAGCAGGGAGATATAATCTTCTTTCTGAATTTGTATTAAATAAATCGTCTGCTTCTAATTCATTATCAAATAATAATTCATATGATGCTGCTACAGTCGAGCTTGGAGTAAGTTTCTTAAATATTCTATTTCTAAGCTGTGAAGATATAATACTTGTATCAGAGTCATCTATACTTGCTAAAGCTTTTGAATGTCTATAAGTTGATTCAAAACTATTAATGTTATTATTAGCATAAGTTAATAATGCTGCTTGTGCTTTTGATTTAATAGATGCTGCTGTTTGAGTTGTAACAGATATATTATAAGCTACATCTCCTACTACTTCAATAAAAGTAAATTCAGGTTGAACTACTTCGACATCTATACCTAAAGGTGTTCTTTTACTAAAAAAGTCTGAAATAGATTTTTTAGCTGAAGCAGGTACACCATCAGCATCTTTCATATCAACAGCTAAAATAACTTTACCATATCTTGGAGTAGCTAATTCTTCACCTCCAAAGGCTAATACATTTTGAATATTAGGGAATTCTCTTTTAGCTAGTATTTCATAATCATTAGATGTTACTGCTCTTTCTTGAACTTGAAATGATTTAGGAGCATTAATTCTAATGCTTTCAATATCTTCAGCTTCTGCACCGCCTGTTGAGTTAGTTACGGTTGTAACTATACTATTACCATATCCATCTATAGATGTAACTGAACTAAATATTTTACCATTATCACCTTCTTTTTTACTAGATACTCTATATTTTGCTTTAATAATATTACCTACTGAAGGTTTTTTACCAAAAATACCATCACCGAAAGTAATTCTATACAAATTACTTTTAGCTGGTTCAATAAAGTAACTATTAGATGATGCACTTAATCCAAATAAAGTATCTGCCTTAGACCAAACGGAATTGATTGAACTTGTATTAGATACTTTAATATTTACTTCAAGATGATCTATATCTATATCAGCATTAGAAAGTTCAGCTACAAAATTATTAGCTGTATCTACTGTAAAATATTCTTCAATAATTCTACCTTCATATATTTCTATATTGTTACCTATCCATGTTGGATTACCATTTGCATCTTCTGATTTAGTAATTATATGTTCACTCTGAGTTGAAAACGTTTTAGTAGCTCCAGCAATCGTTGTGCTAAATTTATGCCACTTAGGAATAGTAACAGAACCAGGATCGTCAGTAGGGTTAACTTTTACGTTAATTATTGCTTTTGAACTTGAAGCTGATCTTGGTAAATAGTTTAATTCCTTTGCATGTGATATAATACTATCTTTAATTTGAGCTGTATCTAGGAACATCTCATTAGCAATCATATTAGTATAAAAATTATTTAAATAGGTATTGTAAGCAAGAACATCCAATAAAACATTTAAATTCGATCCAGCAAAATCATAATCTTTTATATTATTTTGCGATGATAGAAAGTTACTTAAATTACTTTTAATAGTTTGAAAATCTAAATCAACTACTGATGTTGCTGTATTTGCCATTACCTTACCCTACTTAATACTGTTGTAAACGCTCTTGTACCTTCAACGTTTATTGCTTTATATTCGATATAGACGTTAATACTATGTCTATCTATATCATTTTCTACTATAACGTCTATTAACTGACAACGTGGTTCATGATTTTCTATAGTTTCAAAAACAGCCTCTTTAATATTATACGAAGTTTGAGGTGTTGCTAGTTCAAACAATAAACTTTTAATATTGCTACCTATAGTCGGCTGAAATAATCTTTCATAAAAATTTGTTTGTAATAAATTTTTTATTGACTGCTCAATTGCATCTTCATTTTTTACAAGCATTACATCATCAGTAGCTGGGTTAACACCCATGTCTGATTTTAGATCACTAAAAAAAGTTTGTGTTGTTTTAGTACTTATAGCCATATTTTTATTTATCTTACTAATCCACCTTTATTTTTGGAACTAATGACTTTAATTTACTTATACTTTCATCTTTATCAACTTGATCAAATAATTTACTTAAATCGCCAAGCACAGTTCTTACTTTAT